TCAACTTATCAATAATGAAATATGGAATCTATTTAGATACCACGCACAATCTGGAGGGAGAGAGCAAGGATGAACGCATCAAGCAAGTTGTTGATGGGCTTGAGCACGGAGATGTGCTTCACAAGGGAGCGGTTCCACACGACGCGGAGAAGGAATGTGCTGATGAGCACAACGAGCATAAAGGTGAGGATCTCGGTGAGGATCTCGGACCTGGACTTAGCTTTGGCAACCTCTTGAATCATTTATTACATGTGGATATTTTTTTCTAGGTTAACTACAAATGAGTCCTCTTCCCCTGAGTGGCTCAGAGAGTAGGTATACAAACAGGCGGTGGTCTACACCAAAGGGTATTGGAAACAATAATTGCTATGCGTATGCGGTTGGGGACTATGAAGCATATAGGTGGCAAAAGTCCATCCCAGGTGATCGTTCTGGACTTTCGAGTGGAAAGCATAATTATACCCACTGTACTGGTCTCCCTGGTCGCGTTATTTCTGACAACCCCAAAAAGATTTACAGGGCGGGTGCCGATGAGAAATGCAAAAAAGGGTATTTCAAGGTTATGATGTTTGTTTCTCCTGGGAGGCCCATGAACTATATCCGACAAGGGGATTTCCACTTCTACAAACAACATGGTGTGGTGGAGTATAAAATCAAACCTGGGGACACCATGAAAGCTGTCGCCAAGTTCTTCAAGGTTCCTGAATCACGGGTAAAGAAAGGGGGTCCGTTCAATGTTGGTAAGCGTGTACTATTTAGGGCCAATGTCTTCAGTCACAAGCGTGGTTGGGCTACTGGTCCACTTCTGACTGATGCTAAAGGTAAGGCCATCACTGACCCTCGGAAGGCTTCGAGGGACTATCCAGGTCTAAACTACGAAAAGTATTGTAGTTCATTCTGCGTCAAGGATACTGGAATCAAAGTCGGACAGACTCACCCCAAGGTCCGCTAAAATACTATCTAGGTCGGGTACTTCGTCTACATCAAAATTGATGTCAAATAGGTCTAGGACGTTAAATATAGAATCCTCATTCAAGGACGCAGAATTCGCCGTTCCTGTGTAATTGTTCTGTACTGTGACAGTAATTTTAAACTGTGTACCATCTATAATTTTTCGACAAATTGGGCATGAATTCTTACCTTGGTCTTTCCACTCCTGTAGACAGTGGGAATGAAACATATGTCCACACCGGGCTGGAGGATTTTTCCTCGTGCACCGGACTTCACTGAGACATATGGAACATGTTGACATTCTATAGGATGGTTTTAAAGTTTTTTTGGGGATTTTTCTCACTTAGTACACGTCGGGCATCTTGAGAAGGGGTACGTTGCAGTTGTTGCAATCTTGCTTACCTTGAACCTCTTGGATCTTCGAGAGAAGTTGAGGACCCTGGGATTGCAGGAGCTTACGGTAAGAGTAGTTATCTTCGAAAGAGATACCATTTTGCTTCATAACATAATTGTTGAAGAGTTGGGCTGAGGAGTTCATGGTGAAACACCGACCATCGGCCATACCAAGTCGTTGCGACATATTGTTAATATTACATTAGAAATTAAATCTCATAAATCGAACCACGATGATGACCACCCATATTAAGACCTTCTGTTGTCATATATGTCCCCCCTCCTGCGTCGCAGTGACCATTCTTACCATTGTTTATGGAGGTATCACTGGTAGTACCCATACATTCAGCATCAGCTAATACAGGCATATCACTGATATCATCGGCACACCACACTTCAAAACCATCCGCGAGAGGGCACTCGAGAGACATATACTTCTTACCCGCACATAAGGCACGAGCCTCAGATTCGGTGTGTGCGGCTCGTGGATTCGAGGTCCACCCCTTCTCCACACGTTTTCGTGTGTCAAGACACTTGAGCATACTGGGGGTGGTATCTTCTTCAGTATCACCCGCACCAGCATCAGCTCCTGCTCCTGCTCCAGCACCCGCGGTTGTGGTTTCTTCACCACCCATCATCATCATCATAGCCGAACTTGAGGAACAACATACCATCACAAGTCCAACACCTGCTAACATTGGCATAGCCATCGTTTTTTTATTACTATACATTTAGAAATTTATTTGTCTATTGGTAATTGTTCTCATCCAAGAGTTGAACCCCCGCTCTTTGAGAAGTTTGACAAAAGGATCACACCTGTATCCCAAATAAATATCAAACACGTCAGTGTCCTCTGTGCGCGACACCCGAATTTGGGGATTCTCGTTGATGTGTTTGTTGATAATGTTGTATCCAAATGCAATCTCTTTGAGAGTCTCCGCCCCTGTGATGATAATTTTTCCAGTACTGAAAATACTGCATGTAATTTCCTTCATATCCTCTGATGGCTTGAACTTAATCTTCACTGCAGAGTATCGGTCTGGTTCAAAGGAAACCTTGAAAATGTCATCGTACTCCTCAAACCAATCTGCAACCTTCATGAGATTGATATTGTAGTTGAGACTGAAGTTGGAATTAATCATGACAACACGAAACGAGTCCACTGGAACCTCAATTTTCAAATCCAAAAAGGTTTTGAAAATATGAACAAGTTGGGTGATGATACGTTTGCAATCGAAGAGGTCGCAACACCCCGCAACTTGAATCGAGCCATTGGGGAACACTTTGACAGACTTGGTACTGTAGGTGTCGTGGTAGGTTAGGGTCACCTGGTTGTAGAAGGTTGTTGGTTTCAATTTCCACTCAAACCCCTCCGTCTTGGTACCCACGCGCCGCATCTTGTAGGAACCGATTTCTTCAAACAGAGCTCGAAGTCTCTTTACATCTATTTTTTGGACAAAGCTCGACACCATAGTGATTGTCGTAATCTTTATCCATGAGGGTCTGGTCTCATCCGGTAGTTCTTTTCGTATCTCATCGAGCGTCAGGAGATAGGAAAAGCTATTATTTGCAATAGTTGAATACATTTTTGGACATACTTTTTACATTGTGGGTGGCTCACTTAGGTGTTTCAACTTATCAATAATGAAATAGTATTAGTTAATTTAGTTTCATGCACACCCAGTGTCTAAAGATTTAGATTGATCCTTACATGTTATGTGATGATAGGGATAAGAATCAACTGGTAAACCAGTTTGAGCCTGTGTGTAGTAAAAGCATGTATCTGCGTATGATGAATCGGGATAACTTCCATCTCTGAGTCCAACTATTTTAGCATTATCCGGTGCTTGTGTAATACACCCCTCTAAAGAAGAAGAGACGATACCATCTGGTTTGGCACCTGGGTCTAACCATCCTACCGCTTCAGTAGTTCCATAAGTTAAGTTTGATGTCCTTGGTACACCACACCCCGAATTCACATCCTTTGTACTATCCATGCACGCCATGGTGTGTGCAGGTGCTTCTTGCTTTGGTCCACCAGATTGTTGAGAGCTTGTATAATAGAAGCAGGTATTTTGATAATCTTCGTCTGCGTATTCTCCCGAACGCCACCCCGCGATCACAGCACCTTCTGGTGCCTTGTCATAACAGTCTTTAATAGACGTACCACCAATGTGCCCTTCCACACTTTTAGGACCTGGATCCATCCAACCAATTGCTGAATTAATATGAAAAATTTTACCTTCGAGAGGTGTACTGTGGGTTGGAGCTCCACCTCCACCTCCACCTCCACCTCCGCCTCCACCTCCAGCTGGGGCATCACCACCCATCATCATCATAGCCGAACTTGAACAACAACATACCATAAGGCCGACACCGGCTAACATTGGCATAGACATCTCTTTTTTTATTACTATACTCTGGTATTTTTTTTGGTTAAAGATGAGACTCTCCATTTAAGTACATGACCTCTTTCCTTAAATCTGCAAAGCATGTTTTTGATGTAGAGTCTGACCTCTCCTATGTGGAGATTGTCTATGACCGCTACACCAGGGGTCAAGGGTATTCCACCTTTACGGATTACCTCAACACGGACCCTCTCGCGGATTGGATGGCTCTTGAAAGTGGGAATCACTCGATTCCTTATGAGAAATTCCTGGATACAATGGTTAAGAAGACCCTCGAGGTGAGACAGCGTATGGCTGAACTTTCACTCGAGGGCTTTTTGTCACATGACCAGGATATTCGTACATACATTCGCGTAGCCCACGCAGTGAGGATTTTAGATCCAACATTTCAACCACCCCGTATTAATATGGAAAGTGCTTGGCAAGTGGAGTTTATCAAGAAGATGTGTGAGGAAGTCGTCATCGACGCTATTCAGGACTGTACCAAGAAGTCTCGTCTCAAGTATTTCTTCAACGTACTAAAATTAATAGAATTAGGGCAATAAGGATGGAGGCAATAATTAACTGTATAGCGGTGTTTTTGTTTGAAGCAACAGCCTTTACGGGTTCCCTCTCTCTACCACATCCAAGTCCATAATCAATATTACGGCGGGGTTGCACATTCCTGTTGATACGACATGGCTGCTTCTCAGCCGCACATAATCCAACTGTACAAAAAATACTTTTACCAACGGGTGGGATACCCCCACTTTTAGGAACTTCTTGGAAATCCTCGAAATTACCAGTCTGTCTTACACCTCCTGGAAGGGAGAAATCGCGTTGGACAAATGGGTTTACATCATTAATTGCATCCTCATCATTGAGCATAAACTCACTCATTGTTGTTATTACTTCAGATTATATTTTTTGTGTATCATTTTTTTACCATGTTCACTCCACATTTCGTCAAGATCAACATTCAACATGTGCGCCAATTGAAAGAGATAACTAAACACATCTCCC